TCTCGAAGTCATTCCAATTTTAGGCTCAACTCTGGATTCATATTCTGCCTGCTGCCTTTCATAAGCTGCTTTTCTAGATCGTTCTTCTAACTGAGCTTTTTTAACTTTATCAGTCAATTCTTTACTACCAGCGCACGGCTTATCTTGGAATACTTGCCCCGTACTGGTTTTACATTGGTAAATTTGAGCCATTGCAGATGCGCTAATCCAAAAAAACATAAAAACAGTTAGCTTTTTCATGCTATCCCCCTTTTTTTTGTGAGAATAACACATAACTCATTCAGCTTTTATCTCATCCAAATACTTTTTAAATTCCCTGGCTGCTGCATGTTGAGCAACACGTACGATTCCAGCCTGAGTCACTAAACTTCGCTTATAAGCTCTGACTGCCGCATCTAAATAGTGCTTGTACGCACCGTATGACATATTCAGAAGACTGTCATGCGAATGTCCTGCTGATATCAGCAACTGCAATGAATCAAACCAAGAGTTTTTATTATCTGTCTGTTGTCTAGTTCCACGGCGTTTTACTTGCTCTTCACAGAAATAGGCTTTGTTGGCTTCAATACATTTTCGAACCAGATCAAGAAATACATCAGGATTACTGAGTTTGGTATTTATGATTGAATCAATATCTAAGTCAGTCGTAAGGTTGATCATCGAGTAACATTGAAATTCGAATTTGGTTGTTATGTCCTTGATCATTTCATCTGAATAGACGTCTGCATTATTTAAATGAGCTTTAATTTCTGATGCAGCCATTAACCACAGATCAAAATCTTTCATTGTAATTTGACGAATCTCAAGAACCAAATCACCGACATGTAATTTTAAACATCGATTTGATGCGATGAAAAAGTCATTCATGATGGAATCTCAATGAGGCACAGACATTATCTGCCTGTGCCAGTAAAAAGTTATGGTGTGGCAGGAATCGTCACAATGTGGCCATATAACCCCAATGTTTCATCAGATGCTTTAGATACATCAGCCAATGCTTGCCCTTCGATTTGATATTGACCCAATTCTTCATGAATCAAAGCAAACGTCGTCTTCGGAGATTTCTTCGTTCGCCATAGACGTACAGCAATATTTTCACCACTGGCCGTATTAATGCCTTTAAAGAACAATTCATATTCTTTATTGAAATCGTTTGCCAAGGTCGTTTGAGTCACCTCACCAGTGGTGTAAGTCGCTAAAATCGGCATGGTCAGACCAGCAATATCTTTAAATATCACGGTTCCAAATTTCGCATCTAAGGTGTATTTATTGGCTGCAATGGTCGTCGGTGTACCTGATGTAGAATCAGTGAATAAAACTTCGCTTAAGTTGTATCCCTCAAGCTTAATTTCATTACCTGCCACTACTGTTCCTAGCGACACACTTGATTTGGTTGTACTTGCAGCAGTGTGATTTGCACCAGATACCACATATTCCAAATTATCTTTATCTAGTTCCTCGATTTGACCTGAGAAATTGACAGATGTGGTTTTGACCATCGTAAAATCTGTACTGCGTTGACCCGATGTGCTTTCTTGATGCTCCACAATATCGGCATCAATCTCAAGCTCGAATTCAGGCACGTTTCCAATATGACGCATTGCACCAGCAATACCATTAACGATTGCAGACAGATAAAATTTGCCTTGCAATGACATATACTTTTTAGCCATCTACTTTAGCCTCTTTAATTGTTTTGGTTGAAGCAGTTGGCTTTGTCTCAGGAGTTTCCTTAACTTCTTCGATAATGCCTTTCTGCTCTAGATCACTGATCTGTGAATCGTTTAAACCACCAACAATGTCACCCGAACGAAAACGCCCGACAGATTGCCGGGCGATGTATTGTTTAGTCATGTATTTACCTATATGAACTGTTTGGACTCAAAAATTACCGTTAAGTATGCAAATCCAGTAGAAAAGCCCTCTTTGATGTCGATGAGATCTAACGGACGCACACTCGACTGTGGTTGCCAACCCGACAGCAGTTCAATCACCTCTTGAACCAAATTGCCCGCTTCATCAGTCACCATATTTCCATTGCTCATTTGCGACTGTGCATTTCGACAGGCAACCGTTACGGCCCAACGAATACCAAACATATTCATTTTTGAGTGGTTTGCTGAATCTGTTTTTACAATCCGCTGAAAATTAACGTGAGCCGCAGGTGTGACCTGAGCCATTTCTGTGACTTTAATGGAGTTTAACGGCGTATAGATTTGCTTAAATGCTGCAATTTCTTTGAGCTTTTCCGCAATCTCATCACGCACAGCAAAAAAGTTAGCCAAGTATGAATCTCCCGATAATGTCTAGAATATTTTCTTCATCCTCAGAATTGATACCAAGAAAAGTGCGAGGTGGGATTTCGACCGATTTTACTTTGCGCCAGTTACCAGCCACATTAAAGGTCAAATAATCCGCAGTTTTAGGAAGAATCGTGCCACCAAAATGCATCATAGCGGCATATTCTTCACCCGAACCCCACTCCACACCATTTGAAAGGGTTTGAAAGTTCAATCCATTCATCAAACGTCCTGTATCCCGGAGTGTTTGACCTTGTTGCAATCTCGCTCTCCATGACTGTTTCCATGGATTACCCTCTACATCTTGCTGATTCGCAAAACGCATCTGAGTGGATGAAACACCATACCCACCAATCTCAGTAAACATTTCATCTTTTCGTTTATCGAAATCAGCCAATTGACTAAGAACCTGCATCACTACAGATTCCCCATCCGTTTTTATAGAAATATGCGCAGCCATAGAGACCTCACTTAATGCTTGGCATCTTGTCTAATGTTGCGTCTCCAAAGACACCGCCTTTGTACGTGGTACCAATAGGCATAGTTGCAGGTGCATTGGTTGGCTTTTCTTCGGTGACTTGATTTTGATTATCAAGGATATTTAAAACTGCTTTTCCATCTGCCACACGTTTAAGAAAGTCGATCTCCGCTTTATATCGATTTTCAACCTCTTCAGTCGGTTGCTGAAAGTACAATCGATAGCGTGCAATATTGCATGCCACGCGCTTCAATGTGCTTGGCACACTGGGTAGTGGCAGTTGGTATTTCACCGCAATATAACTATCGATTTCCTCACCTGCATCTTGCAGTGCATCAGCAATAGCATTTACTGATGACTGCATAGCTTCAAGATTTGCAACTTCATCCAATCCAAAACGGGCTTCTAGATCTTGTCGAGTCGCATACATAAATCACCTTACTTGGCATCATCTGCTGCTTTAGTCGATGGCTTCTTTGATACAGCAGATTTAAGCTGCTCATCAAGTTTTATGACTTGAGCCTTCAGATCGGCAATTTCGGTATCCGCTTTCGCCTTTTCATCCACCAGTTTCTGATTATCAGCCTTCAGATCGGCAATTTCGGTATCCGCTTTCGCCTTTTCATCCACCAGTTTCTGATTATCAGCCTTCAGATCGGCAATTTCGGTAGCAAGTTCTGCTAACTGTCCAGCCTTACCATCAGAATTAGCCTGAGGTTCTTCAGGCGGCTTATATTCTTCAATAGCACCTGAATCTAAAAGGGCTTGAATACGTTCTGCATTCAAGCCCTCAATTTCGTCACCAGGCAGAAAATGCCCGATGGATTGTTTAGCAATGTACTTTGGCATTTAATTCTCCTTAAGCAATAAAGCCTGTGCCGCCACAAACACCGTTCTTATTAGACGGTACTGCAAGTGGCGCTGATTCGGTCATCAAGAAAATACCGCTTGGATCTTCGTTATACCACTGACGATCAAAGTATTTAGAGACCATGCCGTTGGCTAACATGTTTTTGATTTTGCACTGAGCGATAGAGCCTTGTGTATCTGAAATTGCACCAAAGTAATCATCTGGAATGAAACGATGTACACCGTTTTTAAGTCGGTAAGTTGCGTCATAAACCCAAAGCTCTTTTTCATCTAAATAACCTTTAAACGACGCACCTTCTTGTACGTTTAGGCTTGGTTTGTATGGAACAGCAATACCCGCATATGGCTTAACAAAGCGCTCTTTAAATTCATCATTACTGGATAATGCAGCCCAAACCTTGCCAGACATAACATAAAGTTTTGATGGCCCACCATTCGCGTCTAGAAGACGACGTTCCATGGTTTCAATGTCAGTAACTGGCTTAGCACCAGACTGATTCCAAGGGGTTGCAGGTGTGAAAGTCAGGGATGTATCACGCTCATAATCAACCATGTTGAATGCATAATCATCAGACTGGAGTAAGTATTTGCCTTTGATGAGAAGCTCAGTGGCCATTAATAAAACAGAATTATCAATAGCATCGTGATTTCGCTTCATCACAGCAATTTGTGCAATGATCATTTGCTCTTGTTCAGATAATTGTTGACCACCCGTAGAAATGATTCCCGCTGAGCGTAGTCGTTCCATTAACGCCTCATCAAAAGATGTTGCAGGCGTTACCATATTTTTAGGCTTGTAATATGCTGGTTGAACAAACTCTACTTTAGCTGCACGTTTAGTATCAAATGGTTTACCAGGATTATGTGGTGAAACTAACGGCGCTAAATCATGTACAGTATTGATTTCAGCCAACGGAACTTCATCACGGTTAAATGAAGGTCGGTTTGGAAAAAGCTTATCTAAAAGCCATGTATCCATAGGCTTATAGTTTGTATGAATGAGCGCAAGTTCACCCACATCTAAAAGTTCTAACGGCGCACCATTAATAGTGAAAGACTGAGCCATTTATATCCCCTTATACTTTTGAAAATTCAATGTTGTTTAATGTTGCTTTGGCTCGTGCAGCTTGATACTGATTCTGTGCCAAGTATGTTCCCGAAATACAAATTGCTTCAATGCTGAAAACACCGCCAAAGTACACGGTCATTTCGATACCATTTGCTGCCATTTGCGTTGCTTCCGCTGCAGTAATGTCCTGACCACATACTACATTCCAAGTTTTGGCATCGGCTGCATGAGTCGTGACGTTCGCATCAGATAAAACTAACAAGTCACCGGCCTTATATGCTGTTGCGGTCGTAACTAAGGCATTAGCTCGACGCAGCTTTTCCACATCCAAAATAAAAGGACGTGTTTCGCGAGTGACGTTATTAAAATAGGTTTTAGTAACCATGTTTTATGCTCCTTTCTTTTGTGCCGCGAATGCTTCTGCTGCGCTTGTAAATTGATGCTTTTGGTTTTGCTGCTGTTGACCTGTACCACCCTGACCGCCATTCGCTTGATGCGTGAATAAATGAGCTAATGCAGGATTAGGCGTGTTTTGCTGTGTTGGTGTAGCAGGTTGATCAGGCTTTGCAGAAAACTGTTTAAGCTGCCCAGACATTAAGCTGAATGCATCATCAGGCAGTGCTGCAAATTGTTTCTTTTCATCCTCTGAAAAGGTTTTGCCTAATGAAGTTTCCAATGCAGCGATGTCATCAGTACGTTTCTGCGCCTGAAATTGTTTAAGTTGCTGTAAAGCGCTATCACGCTCTTGCTCAGCTTGTTTTTGTGCAGCTTTTGCTTGTTCTAATTCGGTCACGTTGGTGTCCTCTGGTTGTGGTTGTTGGCACGGCTTGCCTGAAAATGCCTTGATTGCTGTATTACGATCCGCTCCTGTTGAGCAAATCGTAAATTCTCGAATACGGTTGTTACGAAAAACCGCAATAGGTCCTGTAAACTCCTGACCATTCACAGTGACTGATTGCCCTTGAAGTACTTCCTCGATAGAACCAGGGTCAATAAACATTGACATCTGAAAAGGAAAACCATCGTCACTATCCTGAATAAACTGCAGCGCATCCGGATTTGAAAGGAAGTTACCCTCTACATTAATGCCTTGATTCGTATTAACGTTATTCACAACCCCAATCCGAGACATACTGAAGTGTTCACCTAAAAGTGGTGTTGGGATCGGTATTTCAATATCTTTAAGCTCAGATACCACACCCGAGCGCCCCCAATACCAGTGAC